CCGTAGTTGCTCATTTATCAATTTTACGGTCGCAAAATTGTATATACCAGATAAATCGTCACCAACACGATATCTGAACAAACCTTTGACACCGGAAGTTTCAGAATCTCTCCTAAGATATTTCTGAAGCTCTTTTCGGTCAAACGACAAATTATACTTGTCTAATTTNTAGACAAATTGAACCAATTCAGGAAATAGAGGATGTTCACAACAATTTTCTAAAATAGAAATTGCTCTTATGGAATTGTAACTCGCTCCAGAAATTCCATAATCTCTATAAGATTCATAACGCTCAGGGAATATAATTCTGTTTAGAGCACGAAACGTACTATAAATTCCCTTACTAATTCCTTCCTTTTTATAATTTGTAGAGTATATATTCTGCAAATATATAAAATAATCATCGGAAATTTTACTTTTACTGAAATTACATTGTAATCCATAACCACGCATGTAATGAATAAAATCTTCTGGATCCTCGACAAGATAGACGCCATCATCGCCTTGAATATTCATATGGTTATCAGGAATGCCATAATTCCTGGCACAAATGTACTGGACAATTGAATCAACTTCGTTTGTAAAAGTGGAGCCTGACGGAACTCCATGTTTACCGTCTAATATACCGTCGGGGGTAATAAGACCAATGCTTTCAAAACGTTTTGCTATATAATCTAGTTCAAGATGGTTGGACTTCTGAAATAAAGACTTTATATAATTAAAAGCACATTTCTGTAAACCTGGACTGACTGATGCATCATATTTAGAAAAGTCAATAGACACCATTTTAAGTTTGCGTTTAGATGATTTAGCTAATCTGATTAATTTAGTTAAAGCTAAATTAGTTTCTTCCGGCGAAACTAAAGCCGTTCTCCAATTAAGCTTCCTTTGATATTCAAGAAGAGGTCGGTAGTACCTCATTTCCAATAGGACATCTGCTAGGGGATAACCCCAAACATTACGTGTCTTCTTGCTTTCCTGCGTTCTTGTGAATAGAATACATGGATCCTTCCGTCCTAAAAGGCTATCTATATGCTGAAGAGTATACTTCAAATGATCTCCCTTACGGCCTAAATAAGGAAGACCAGAATTAGTATTTCTCTTAATGTACTCAGAAGCTTTTGTCCAAGATAGTGGACGTAATCTGTAGGGTCGACAGACTGATATTGAATTTGGAAGAAGACTATCACTGAATTTATAATAGTCGTATACCCCTGAAGATCGCATGGTCCAAGGGAGCGCAATAGATCTTGGACCCCATTCGATACGATTTGAAACTTCATTATCAAGAATTTCATTCTTTAGCCTAGTTCGGTTACGTTCGAAAATCTCACTCCAACCTTGAAAGATTTCCTGTGAACTAAGAGCGTTCCCGACCGGCGTTTGTAAGACCGAACTGTCACCACTCTCAACCTTAGAAAGGAAAGTGGAGATGCGAGTCCGGCATTCAGGAG